CTTCTAAATGTGACAGATTCTTTGAATACCATTCTGTCGCGTATGTTGACCTTATGCGCTGGTTCACATGTCAAATTAACAAAGATATTACTCATCACACCAGGCTGAGCAACTCTATACGTCAGCGTCTGTTCTTCTCTTCTATTAGAAGAAGGAATTGCGCGGATTTCTTTTGTAAATACGTATGTCCAACCCAACCCATTACATAATCCGCATGCTAATTTCCTAAACTTCAACGCGTCTTGCTGAGGGGCTAATGTGCATGGGCAAACTAATGCTTGATACCAATCAAAACGGCTTCCGTATTGCTGTATGAGTCCAATAGCAGCCTCTGTATTGTAATCAATTTTTACAGGGCGAAAACGCACCCTGGCAGATCCAGAAGGAATAGATCTATTAAGAGCACACATTTTTATTTTTTCTTTCTTAATGTTTCACTAATTTTTTGTTTTTGCTCTTCTGAAATATGTCTACATTTATTCCAAGCTGTCTGGCAACCTTTCTTTCCCTTGTTCCAGGGAATGCGGCCAATTTGACTTTCGCTTATTTTTTGTCTTGCTTCTAAAGAAAGCCTTTTACCTTTCATTGGAGAAGGCCAACCTTTTCTAGAAACACTCATTTTAGCTTTACTTTCCTCAGAATGATGCCTGCCAAGCATTGGAGATTTTCTTCCTCTTAATGCATCTCTCATTTTCTGTAGTGATTCTTCAGAATGATGCTTTCCATAAAAAGGATTTTCTTCGCCTATCCTCTTCTCTTTTCTCGACATACTCATATTAAATCGATGCTCATCTGAAAATTTCATTCCTTTTCTACCACAACTTATTTTTAATTTATCCTCATCAGTTCGAGCTTTTCCTTGATGAAAAATTCCAATTTTTTTCTTTGATTCTTCCGAGTGCTGACCTGTAAAACCATCACCGCCCTCAGTAATATTATAACCTATCGTTCGATCTTTCGCATTAAAAAATGAAATCCAAAATTTTTCTTTTCTGTTTAAATCTTGCCTATTTTCTGCAAAATCAATCGTCGTTCGTTTAAAATTATCGCGACCATGTTTTAATATAGCTCGTCTTAAATATGTACCAGAGCCTAAATATGTTTCTCGCGATCCCTCATATTTGCCAATGTATATTTTTCCATTTATACAGTTTGTTGTCTTATAAATTATGCCCATTATGCACCTACTAAGGAGAGTCCATAATAATACTGTCTTAGTGTTTTGACGACTTCAACCATTTCACGTTCCATTTGACGGATCCGTCCTCCGTACGCCGCGTTTTCCGCGCTTGCGGTGGTCGAAACAGACTGGCTCAATCCATCAACCCCGATAGAATAGCCGGCAAGAGCTGCCTGGCCTCCAAGAGCAATTTCTCCAAGGACATTCAAAACTCCTATCGTAGCATTCATTGCGATCAACTGAATCAATAAGTCAGGAACATCCTCGTTTTCCGCATATCCTGCTTCATATGAAATTCGTAAAATCTGTGGAACATAGGTTGTCGTAGAAAGTAAAGGCATAAACATCAATAATTGATTGCCGATATTAGCACTAGCAAGAATTCCATAATAAGGAATCAAATTTACTTGTGCAGATTTCTTTTTTAATTGTATCCATTCTGTCGGAATTGTTATTTGAGAAGTAATAACATTCAAGCTCATATTCGTAACTTGAATAGCGGGTCTCGTATTCAGCTGCACATACCCGAACCCAGACATCCATTCTTCTAAACGATAATCATAAGTCTCGTTCTCAAGCGTTTTTGGATGAATTGCAATATTCAATATTAGCTCGGCACGATTGATAGCCGAGTCGATATAAAATTGAATAGCTTCATCGGTAAGTTTGTCATCGTCGAATTCAATTGGAATTCTCCAAAGCCATACTTCCTTTAGCCAATCAGGAGTAATATCATTTAGCTTCACTTTGTGCCTTTTTCTACTCTATTTTTATTTCCATTATGACATCCGTAACAGGGCAAAATATTATTAGTATGATGCCATGAAGCAGTTTCCTTCGCTTTTGTCGTTGTATCTTCAATGTGTTCAGTAATATGCGCGTCGACTGAATTTATTTGATATTGAATAGCGACAACTTCTTTTTGCAAATTTACTGTTTGCAAAAGAAGATAAGCTAAAACAGGTACCAAAAATACTTGCAAAATCTGAACAAGTATTTGTATGATCGATCGTGCACTCCAATTATCTCGTTTTTGCTTTTCTTCAGCAGCTTGTAACGCTTCTAATAATGATTCCGAAACAGCTTCCTTAATGTCATTCTTAGTCGTATTAGACATTATTTATCCGTTGAATGCAGTTATAGCTGCTGTAATCACACCTGTTCCTGTGATTATGAGATAAACAAACGAAGCTGAGGGTTCTTTATAGGCAACGAATGGAGCAGCACGGAAGAAGTCTGAAAGGTCTAGAGGTCCAGCCGCCTGAGTGAATGTAAATCTTGAATCAGTTATTGTACCAGCAACTTGTCCAAATCCAATAGAGCAAGTAGGACCAGCAGCAATAACTGCCTGAATAATAAATCTAGTTCCCTTGACTAAAGGAATATTGATGGCATTCGAGCCACTATAATACGTAGCCTTGTGCCTTATTATCTCAGCAGTGTTATTTGAAATTATTGGAGCGCTGGTAGTATTGGCTCCAGTTACATCAGCCATAGTAAACTCCTAACTAACGAACTATGTTATTATGTTATATTCAATTTATGCAGATGGAGCAGCTTTCTTGCTTCCTTTTGGCTTCTTTGTTTTAGCGATTTTATCATCTTCAACTATAGCAGGAGCAACTGCAACAGTTTCTTCGGAGGCAATTTTAGCTTCTTCTGCCTTGATCGCTGCTGTTCGTGCAGCAACTCCAGCTGGGGTAACATCAAGCGTTATATTCTGAGGCGCTTTTACTCCCATTGAATTACGAATATTTTCTAATCTTTTTTGATTTGCCTTTTCAGCATCTGCTTCGGCTTGCTTGACTTGAGCAGGAGTGAGAAGAAGTGCTTCTTGCGCTGTCATAGTTCTATTGCCAACTCTAACGTAAAGAGTCCCCATATCTATACCTCCAGGTATACAATTAGTTTGTTGAGAGAAAAGAGCCCTCCGAAGAGGGCTCAATCATATTATACGCTGCCCGAATAACCAGAAAATCCCGAATAGCCCGATGTGCCTACGGCACCAGAATAACCTGACGTACCCGTTGTACCAGAAAATCCCGAATAGCCAGATGTGCCTCGAGGGCCAATCAGCGGAGATGTATAAGCGTACCCGGTAGTATCACCGGCTGCTGGATAAAGTGTCATTTAATCCCTCCAATAATTATTGTTTAATACTTACGGCGCGTAACCACTAATTCCGGAATAGCCAGAGAAGCCTGATGTTCCTGTATAACCCGACGTACCTCTAGCATCACCAGAATATCCCGAATATCCCGAATAACCTGTTGGTCCCACTGGGCCTCTGACCGTAGACGACATAACATAAGGATACCCAGTTGTGTCATCTGCTTTTGGATAAAGTGTCATTTATGAAGCTCCTTTAACGATCTATAAAAGAGGGGCCTTAACAGCAGTGCCATTAAGACCCCTCGAGACTACTAGTTGCTGTTGTAACTATGCTGTCAATTTTTGTTAGACCAAGTAGAATTAGTACTTGATGTTAATTACTCTCGTCCACTTTAGAGGAGCAAAGAGAACCGGAACACCGTAGAGCAAGATCATCCACTTGTAAGCCGGGGCGATCGTTGCTAGATCCATCTTTACCAATGGAGCCAACTGACGGAATGTAAGAACGTCAGGAGTCATCTGGCCGATGAAGGCAGTATAAGTATTAGGCATACGAACGCCTGAATAATCATACGTGGTGTCGGCTGTGCTAGCCAATGGGAAAGATTGTACCCAATACTTTACACCAGCCGCATCATCAACTTGAGTGATAAAGACGTCCATAAACTGAGCATCATTCGAGTTAGCATCAATACCAGAAACAGTAAAGCGAAGAGTGTTAGATCCTGAAGTAGTGATTGTTCCACCAGCGCAGGTCTTAGAAATTGTTTCACCATACTTATTTCTAAGTGTGAAAGCTGCAGCATAGTCTCCAGCCGCAACTGAATATCCTGTAGAAGGAGTACCAGCAGCAGACATTGTAACCGTGACAGATGTAGTGGAAAGCACATTTCCAGTTTCACTTGCACGAATCATGGAAGCTGCCGTAGGAGCAACTCTTGTCTTCTGCAAGAAGAAGGTTGGCTTTAGATTGACTCGGCCAGCCTGAGTCATAAGACCATCGATGTTGATGTTGACCTGAGTATTACCAGAAGCCGTTGGGAGAATTACTCTCTGTGCAGCTGTTCCAGCGAATTCCTCGTTGATTTTTGCAAGGACAGGGAATGGAAGATAAATGTCAGTCGGGAAACCGAAGTTATCAACTACCGTCTGCGCCAAGTCATTGACGATTGTGGTGAAAGGAGTCGAGGAGAAAGTTGTTCCTCGGAGGTCGTATGTATTACCGGCGCCTGTTCCACCAGTCGAAGGACCATCACCAAGAAGCTTATCGAGGCCTGCCCATTCAACATACTCTGTGTTGTTGCGACCCTTGTCACTTCCCCAGAAGAGGGAATTTTCAATCTGACGGAGCATCCACATAATTCCGTTCGAGTTTTCCTGAGCAATAACATCAGGAACCATTGTACGAACGAGCGTTAGTGGATGGCTTACCGACCTGGTGGTTCCAACGAACTTCACCAAAGCCGCACGTCTTGCGTAGTCGGAATTTGTCTGATATGGCAATTCGCCTTCAGAAACAAATCCACCACCCTGCGTGCCGTAAGATGTTAGCTGGTTGAATTCTTCAACCGTTGAATAAGCAGGAGACTTCGGAATGTCTTTCCAGAAGTTGATGTGCTTATCTGTAAACGTGATAACCTTGAGCGAACTGTCAAGAGATTCAACTCTCAGTGACTGAGCACCCGTGGTACCATAATTTGAGCTACCAAAAGCCGCTCCAGCAGAAAGCCCGTTGCCTTCAGCACCTTCAAGGGCTTTATTAATAGACTGGACGTCCTGTAGGTCGCCGATTCCAAAACCTTGTACATCGTTCATTGTTTAGTGTTCCTCCTAAGTGAACTGATTACTCAATATTGAGTTTGGATCTGACTGCTTCGGGTAGAATTGAGGCATCACCTACGGCATCGAATCGAAGAACCATATTGGTG